TGCTGGAATACGCTAAAAACGTTTCGGTAAACCGTGGCCGCCGTGAGATCGGTGACCAGTTCAGCGCTGGCACAATGTCGTTTACCCTTGATGACACACTAGCCAACGGCATATTAAACCCGCTGTATACGTCTAGCCCGTTCGTAGACCCTGCAGGGCAATTTACGTTGGCGCCTTTGCGTCGAGTATCGCTAGGCCGTTACGACAGCACTAACACGTTTATAGCGCTGTTTGTAGGGCAAATAGTAAACTACGATTACTCTTACGAACTAGGCGGAAACAACACGGTAACCGTTTACTGTGCTGACGATTTTTATTTATTAGCGCAAACCAGCCTTGCCGAGTTTAACGTTTCCGAGGAACTATCTAGCGCCCGCCTTACCGCTGTACTTGATCTACCTGAGGTTGCCTATCCGGTAGCCAGTCGAAACATAAACACGGGTACCCAAACATTGGGCGGCGCTGCCGCTTACACGGTGCCTGAAGGTACCAACGTAAAGGCCTACTTAAACCAAATACAGCAGGCCGAACAGGGCCGCGTTTTTATGTCACGAACTGGGGTGCTGAACTTTGACCCGAGGATAGGTAATACCCTTAGCGGCAGCGTTGCCGACTTTCATGATGACGGCACAAACATTCCCTATAACAATTTAGGCATAACCTATAACGCCGATCAGGTAGTAAACAGGGCCAGTATTCAGCACTTAGGCGCTACGGTGCCTGAGGTTGCTGACGATCTAGCCAGCCAAGCCAAGTACCTCATACAAACGGTAAGCATTACGGACAGCCTGTTACACAATGACGCAGCCGCCGCCACGCTTGCCAGTTACCTACTTGTAGGCGAACCTGAGGCCACGTTTACAGCCGTGCAAACCGATTACCTAATGCTGACCACGGCCCAACGCGAAACTCTAGCCCTAGTAGATATTGGCGACACTATAACAATTACGAACACTATTGCTGGCGGTGAAGTAGCCCAAGAATTAAGCGTCGAGGGCGTAGAACACCGCCTAGATTTTGTTACAGGTCACCGGGTCACCTACTACACGGCGCCTACAGTAATCGTTTACGAGTTCGTACTGAATGACCCGATTTTTGGCAAACTAGACATACAAGACCCGCAACCCGTTTTAGGATAAAGTAAACCCATGGGCGCCAACGCACAAACAGCAGTACCAGTATTTACAAGCGGTCAAGTATTGACTGCCGCACAAGTCACGCAAATTAACACGGGCGTACCTGTGTTTGCGGACAGCACGGCGCGCACGGCGGCGTTTGGCGGAAGTGGCGAAAAGGTTTTAGCCGAAGGCCAGTTTGCTTATTTGGAAAGCGACAACATTACTTATTACTACGACGGCGCGGCTTGGCAGCCTGTTGCAACATCAGGTTTACAGGTTGCGTCTTTTACCGAATATCAAGCAAGCGGAACAGCAGGCGGCACATCAACAACAGGTTCATTTTTAAAGCGCGTACTAAACACAACGCTTACAAACACCATTACAGGTTGCACTTTGACATCAAGCGTTATTGCACTACCAGCAGGAACCTACAGTGTCTTTGCGTCGTCGGCTTTTATTTTTTCGCAAAGCACACAAATTAGGTTGCAGAACACTTCAGACGCAAGCACCGCAATATCGGGAATTGTTACGTTCTCAAACGACGCTAACAATGACCCCACCGCAGTATTGGCAGGCACTTTTACTATTGCGGCCACCAAAAACTTTGAGTTGCAATATCGCGTAGAACGCGCACAAAGCAGCGACGGACTTGGCAGAAACCTCAACTACGACAATAACTGTTTTAGCACTATACAAATACAGAAAGTCGCATAATGGCTTCACCAACGACAGATCAAATCAATAAGCAAATCGGAAACGCAACACGCGAACTAGCACCCGGCACTACTTGGCGTTACAACGAACCGGGAGATGGCTACTACTGCCTCGAATGGATGGATAATCCCGCGCTACAGCCAAGCGAAGCAGCCACAATGGCTAAAGCAACCGAACTAGCAGCAAACCTACTAGCGGCCTAATGAAATGGCGTTACCTACTGGGCTGCACAATCCTTGTAGCGGTAGTGGCGTGGGGCTGTAGTGGTTGCACCGTTTCTAAAACCAACACAACTTACCAATGCTTTACAAAGGCGGCGTGCGACAATGAAAACCCCTGAACAGCAACACGCGGCACTAATAGTTTTTGTGGGCCGTCTAATGGCAGTCTGTTTTACTTTTACAGTTATGGCGTTTATTTACGGTGTGCTGTTTGTAGACCAACCAATGGAACAGGCACCAACAGACGCGCAACTAATAGACCTGCTATCCACGTTGCTAGTGTTTTTAACTGGCACCCTGTCGGGCCTTGTTGCGTCTAACGGCCTTAAAAGCAAAACCCCGCCAACTGAATAATGGCTATACCGCCAATAAAAAAACTGGTACTGCCTACTTCGTTGCAGCACGTTAAGCCGGGCGAACTACCCGCCAGCCTGCTAGTAGACATTAAACCGTTCGGCAAACTGCACCCACTGGCCGCTAACGCCTACAACGCTGTTAGGGCTGCCGCGTTCGCTGCAGGTATAAAACAATTTAAGCCCATTAGCGCAGGCGATACTTACCGCAGTGTCAGTTTGCAGCGCCAAGGGTTTTTAGCGCGCTACACACTCGACGTTATACCCGGGCAAAAGCCACGCGTATACGAAGGCAAAAACTATTACCTAAAACCCGGCAACGCACCAATGGCAGTACCCGGCACAAGCCGCCATAACTTAGGTTTGGCCTGTGACTATGCAAACATGGCTGGCGCCACGTTTGAGTTTATGTGCGAACACGGCCCGCGTTTTGGCTGGTCATTGGAAGTAATGCCTGCTGAACCTTGGCACTGGTTTTACTGGCCCGGCGACAAAGTGCCAGCAGCCGTAACCCAATACCTACAAGGTTTGCAGCCAGTATCCCCCACCGCGTAACACGTGCCTACTACGGTTTTATGACCGACGAAAAGAGGACTACCACGTATGAACGAACTACAAACGTTTACCTATGAATGTTTTATAGGCCGTATGGATAACGGCCAGCAAGTGCTAGTACAGATTTTTAGAAACCCTGCCAGCCTCGAAGTTTTGGCTAGTCAGATCGCGTTTCGTACCGCTGCCGGCGACAGTTGGCAAACGCCTTACCAGTTGGAGAAAATGCCATGACCCCATTTGTAGCAAAATTGGCGCTAGGCGCTGTTTGCACTATTGCCGCGTCGCTGTTGGCTTGGGTAATGCCCGGGCTACCTGACAGCGGCCCAAGCCGCCCCGTAGCCGTCGAGTACGTTTACGAGGCAACCCCACTACTACCCACCACAAGCACTACAACGCCGTTTAACGAAGGTAATTGCCTGCAGGTAGTGTCACTGGCCTTAGTGTTGGGTTGGCCTGCTAGCGAGGCTGACACAATCGCCCAAGTAGCAGCCCGCGAAAGCCGCTGCACTAGCGACGCATATAACGCGCTAGACACTGCAGGCGGTAGTTATGGCCTTTACCAAATAAACGGGTTTTGGTGCAACCCCTCGACATACTGGCCGCAAGGCTGGCTACAGGCCCAAGGCGTATTAACCGACTGCCAACAGTTATTTGACCCAGCAGTAAACACAAAAGCCGCCCTAGCCATATGGTTAAATAGTGGTTGGGCACCATGGAAAACAGCCCAATAACCCGATAACAGAAAGACACCCGACATGCAGGAACCAATAGAACCCGACACTGGCATAACTGAACATACGCGCAAAATGTTTGCACTTATTGACGATTTAGTAAGGCCTAACCACGTTGCTAAACCAGTAAATACCCACGTTTACCACCTGATAGGTGAACTGGAAGCACTACGCCAAGACCTGTTACGCATGGAAGACGTGCGCGCACGGTTTTTAGAACTGGCCATAATCGAGTTAGAGAAACTGCAATAATGTTTAGGTGCAGCCTGACCGCTGAGGATTTAGACCGCTGCAAACTTATTGCAGATCAGATCAGCAGCAATAGCCGCGAATATAAACAGCGTTACGGCGCACACAAACGCGTTACAGACCCCGAAACGCTAAACCTAAACGGTGTGCTAGGCGAATACGCGTTAGCAAAATACTTAGGTTGGGCTTACTGGTACACGGAATATGACCCCAGCGCTTACGACGTTGCCGGCTACGAAGTTCGATCAACACGCCACGCCAACGGCCATTTAATAACACACCCGGGCGATAAACCCGGCATATATGTACTGGCCATAATTGAGGGCGACAACATGGTAAGGCTGCACGGCTGGCGCACCCTAAAAACGGCAAACCTGCAACGTCACTGGCGAACCGATATGCACACCCCCTGCTATATGACCCCGCAAACCGAATTATGGCCTATGGATATGCTGCCAGCAACCGCGTTATACCTATGTGGTAAAACAGACTAAGTAAACCCGACTAGAAAAGGACACCCGACTAATGGCATTTGATTTACAAAACTACGTTGATGTACCAACCCGCCTTGCTGAGGCATACAAACGTTGGCCTAACCTACGCATACAAGAAACCGTAAACGAAACAGTAACTATGCCTGACGGCAGTTGCTTTATACGTTGCACAATTACTGTTTGGCGTGATGAAACTGACACACTGCCAGCAATCGCTACAGCCGCCGAACCATACCCGGGCAAAACGCCTTACACCAAAAACAGCGAGTTCATGGTAGGTATGACTAGCGCCCTAGGCCGCGCGTTGGGGTATATGGGTTGCGGTGTGTCTAAAAGTATTGCTAGCCGTAATGAGATCGAGGCACGCCAAGACCCAGCAGCACCGGGCGAAGTAATCGCACCACGTGGCCGAGTGGAAGCGGGAAGCGCTGCAGGCAACCCCAGCGCCCCCAGCGGCAACTTTGCTAGCGCTAAGCAAATTAATTTTATTAAAGCGTTGGCTAAAGGCCGCGAGTATGACGAAGGCGAACTACTAGAAAAAATCCATGAGATATTAGGCAAAAACGACGTGATACTAGAAACGCTGACAGCAGCAGACGCCACAAAAGTAATCGGGGTAATGAAATGACCCGTTACAAATCTAATTACAGTTACGCGCAAGATTTACGCGACGTACGCCAACACAGCATGGAAACAGCACGCAAACTGGCAGCCGAACAGGCGTTAGTAATGGACTTAAATAACCAAATACACGCGCTAAACGTCGAGATAGAACGCCTTAGTGACGAACTAAACCTAGCCCATGAAGCATTACGCAGGGCCTTTAGTCCACAATGACGCCTAACCTAATGAGTGAACGCGATCTAAAAAACTGCATAGTAAACTATGCGCGCCGCCACGGCTGGTTAGTCCACCACGATTTACCCAGCCAACGCGCTAACGGCAGTTGGGCTACAGCAATACAAGGAGATAGCGGTTTCCCCGATCTAGTGTTAGTACACCCGGGTAACGCCGATGAAAAAGTGCCGGCACAAATTATTTATGCCGAACTTAAAACGCAGCGCGGCACACTAACTGCAGGCCAGCAACAGTGGTTAGACGCGCTAACGGCAGCAGGTCAAATAGCAGTAGTGTGGCGCCCCGCAGACATACCAGCGATCTTTACAGATTATATAAAGCGTTATACAACTGGCTAAACCCAAGGCCTACACCCGTCGCACGGTGAAAGGTATAAAACACGGTGACGTGGGTAGATCGGCGCGCCCTGAAACATGCAACACAAAATGGATTAGGCAAGGCGTCGAAGCGGGCTGTAAACATAATCAGCCAAGTAAGTAATGCTAGGTAACGGACTGAGTGCAACCCGTGGGCGGGCATTACTGCATTAGGCTTAATGGTGCCGGCATAAACAAACCGATAACAAACCAAACCCAACCGAGGTAAACCCGACATGATGAACTACTACTACTCAGCATTAGCAAGCCGCGCAAGCGGCGCGGTAGCCCAAGCGCAGCGCGGGAGTAGCCATGCCAAGTAAACGCGAAGGCCCACGCCCACGCAATCAGGCAGACTACAAACGCAACAAACAAATACTGCTAGCAGAAAACCCATTCTGCCATTGGTGCAACATGCCAGCCACGGAAG